GTCTCAATCTTTGTGCCGGAACTCTTGCCGTTGACAGCGAGGTAGAAGTCTTCATCAGCAGCCAGAGCATTGAAGTTCTCTTCAATGTTACCCGTCTTTGCGTTGTAGCTCTTACGCTTCTTAAACTTATCCATCTGCTTCTTAATGTGCATCTCAGCCTTAGAAGCAGGTAACGAGCCCGTATCAATGTAGAAGATACGACGCTCAGGAGCGCGAACCAGACGATAGATAAGCATCGCATCTTCCATCATCTTAAGGCTCTTGTAGGTCACTCTGGCCGCAGCAGCGATGGACTTACCATAAGGGTAGTGAGTCGGATCGGAAGTGTGAAGCCTAAAGTGAATTATCTGCCCAGGATCGAGGTTGATCATATGTGTATCGTCTAATCGAGGACCAACACTACCATAGGTAGACCAATCGTTCTTCTTAGGGACTTCCTGAATAAACTGTCTCAGGTAACCAAACTCATCTTCAACTCTAAAGATAAAGGCTGGATTGAGAATCTTAATCCTTTGAATCCCTCGCTTTGCGTTGTTAAGATCAATGATGGTTTCAATAAACATATCACCATACTTAACCACGTTTCTGGAGATGTCCCAGATGTATCTGCTAAGGTTAATCTCATCGAACATACTGTCGATTTCATTCTTAACCATCTCATCGTCGGTTACAATCTTCCAAGGAGAGCCATCTGCATTCTCCTGAGTGCAATCATCACTGTAAATATCGAATGCGGACGAGATCTCTGGGTATCCGTCCATGTCTTCATATTCTTTATATCTCTTCTTACGGTCATGCTCTACCTGTGGTAAAACAGGGTAGAATGTCTTCTCGTGTCCAAACTCAGAGGCAATCTTGATAACATCTTTGGACTGGACAGCATCACCCTGCATGGGCTTAGGTGCAGCAACCTTCCTCTTGCTAATCGGATCAATATACTGATTGTCTTCAATCTCCTCTACTTCTCTAGCAAAGAACTTTTTGAAGAACCTACCAATTAAGCCAAAAGGCTTATTGTAGGGTTGTTGCGGATCCGCAAACTGTGTAAAACCTTCCGCTCCTTCTCTTAATTTCTTAGCAGCCATTGAATGTTCTCTTCTGTTAACTCGTTTCTAGAAGTCTTCACCTTATATGTATAAGCGTTCTTGATGGCTGGTGGGATATAAGTGTCTTCTTCTGATTTTTCTATGAACGCATTTCCTCTTAAGTTATTAAAAACGTTGATGGCAGTGGCAAACGACATAATTAAATCGTCATGACAGTTAGTGTCTGGCTTCACCTTACCCGTATCAGGGTCAATAATGAAGGTAAGAAGCTCACTCACCAGCCTCTCAGAGTTGATTAAAACTTTACCTGATCTAATATTGTGCTCCAGGTCTGCTAATAAATTCTCTTTATTCTTCTGAGTAATTAGTATTCCTATGTCTCTCTTCTCGTCCATCACCAAGTTCTCATACTCATATTCGTTCTGGAGAAAGTGGATCAGATTATTGCCAATCCCGTTTCTCTCAGGACACACGAATGCTGTGTTGTAGAGTCTAGCCTCGTCAGCTATAATCTTTGCGAATTCATTGATAGGCGTTCTGTTTGAGTAGAACTCTGCAACTTGCTTTCCATTATAGATGTCGATGATGTGGAAAGCTGAGTAATCACGTTCACGACCAATAGACGGATCAGCAGCTAACACATACTCGTGGTTTGGTTGAGGATCCTCCCAGATACGCATACGATTGTTATACTTAATCCAGTAGTCATTATTGCAGTTTTCCTTCAGTGTTCTAAGGATCTCACCTTCAATGTAGGTCTCACCCGTCCCTAAGAAACTGGCTTCATACTCTTGTAGCCACTCTTTGTAACTATGCTTTCTTCTGGTTTGGTCTTCCCATTTGTCCACATTGATTGGAGGATTACAGGATTCCATTTGCTCATACAGCCATTCAAACCCTTCATGCCTCTTGTATTCTGGGTGCTCCTGCCATTTGATGTCAATCGGATGGAATCCATTATCACCCTCAAGAGCCTGCATATACATCTTGTGGAACCAGTTACCGATACCGTTAACCGTAGACAGGCACACCACACGGCCACCAGTGGACGTAGTAGGGCCTACAGCGGCCCAAATCGTATCAATGTGCTCAATGAACGCTGCTTCATCTAAGATGAGCAGAGAAGCCGAAATAGAGCGTCCAGACTGCTTACCAGAAGCCTTAGACTGAATAGAAGAGCCATTCTCAAACGCTAGAGTGTGGTCATTGTCTCTGGTCGTCTTTGGCTTCATCCAGAACGGTAATTCCTCATACATAATCTTAATTCTGGATATCACTTCTTTTGCTTCAGCATCACCTTTAGACAACACAGCAACTCTTTTGTTTGTACCAAAGATGCAAAAGTGTAACGCATATGCGGCCATGAGTGTTGTGCAGCCAGCTTGTCTAAACTTTCTAAGGATGGTTAGTCGATAGTCTTGGAACTCATCTAAGATCCTAGACTGGAACGGATACAACTTAAAGTTAACCATTCCACGCATCGGGTGGACAACCTTGATGTAATTGTTTGTAAAATATTCGCAACTACGAGAACATTTCTTAAATTCATCTGCAATCTGTTCAAGATCTTCTCTATTATTATTCATGATATATTTTTCTATTTGTAGTAGAATTGGTAAACAACCTAATTCATTAAGTAAGTTAATTAATTACTGTAATAGTAATGAATTTACTAGAATTAAGGTATCTTATGATTCTACCTCTATTTATGAAGGTCATAAAGATAATATAGAATTCTTTAAGACATTAAATCTAGAAGATAAAGATATTATAGTTCTATGTCATGATGATATAGATATTCTTTCTAAACCACAAGATTTACTATCTAATTTAGATATTACAAGAAAACCTGGAGTTGGGTTTGTAGGTTTGGCAGGAGCTTGTTACCTCCCGCAAGATGGGATGTGGTGGAATAGTAGGGCACACAATGCAGCACGAGGATTCGTCTTCCAGGGTAATGATCCTCAAACTATGCAGCCTAACTATTTTGGTAAATCAGGTCAGGTTGTAGTATTAGATGGTTGTTTCTTAGCTGCTACCTACGAGAACCTGAAGAAGATTGGGCTGGATCAGCCAGATTACTTGGACTCAGGGTGGGACTTCTATGACATCCACATGACTTACAAAGCACACTTAGATGGTTTTTCTAACTACGTCGTGCCTATAATTGCCATGCATGAGTCACCAGGAATCATGAGAGATGGTTGGTATACTGCAAAAGATAAATTCATGAGACATCACGCATCAACTATTAGCTACTCAAAGCTTCCAGTAGATAAGACTCAAGGACTACCGTAATGGAATATTTAGTAAGTGTTTTAATTTGGATCCTGGCTTGTTATGGGATGACGACCATTATCGTTAGCTCTGTCCTTTTCGAGCCAGTTAGGAATCTTGTTCAGAATATACAACCCCTTCACAAGCTCTTTAACTGTATGCTTTGTATGGGTTTCTGGGTAGGAGTTTTCTGGGGTGGACTGTTCTGGGATCCCTTCTCTAAGATTGACACTTTCTATCCAATGCAGCTTCTTTTTGATGGCTGCTTCGGTGCTGCTACAACTTGGCTCATATACTTAAAGGTGTATCCTTTAATGTATGGGAAGTGACAGCAAGTCAACACCCAGACGCACAGTTCGTGACAGGTCTAATTCCAAACTTTACTTTTAAAAGCATATCAGTATAAGTTTATAGGGGTTACTTGTAGTGTTATTTCAGTATCGCCAGGAGCAACAATTGTAATTAATTCAAAGGCTCCTGCGTCAGGCGTGGCATCCCTAGTAGCCCCTGTAATGTCCACAGATGGCATTGCGGCAGTAGTGACATAATCAACGCCCAGAGACCCTGCTACTTGCCTGTAGTTTCTCTCTAGAGAATTATAGTTATTCTCCACAAAGGATACAGTGTTAGCTGCTGATGCCCCTGTATATCCGAAGTTAGTGCTGTAGTTTACGTTACTAGATGTGTATATGAAGTGAACATAATCGGCTGCTGATTCGAGTTCTCCTAACTGGTTTTTGAATGTTGTCTCATTAAACAACCAGAAAGTATCAGTCATATTGCAATACTTTGTTGCGCTCGGCCAAAAATTAAGTATATCTTGACTGTTTAGTGGTTGTCCATCACTAACACATCCACTAATGTTTATCCTCAGTATTGAATCTGTGGCTGAAGAATTAGGTTGATTTACATCAACATATGCTAGTCGCCCACCTAAATCGTTAACTGCTCCACTAATTGAGTGTTGCCACGTACAACCTATATAATTAAGTTCTAACTCTACGTTTTGAGGACCTGGGACAGTATTTGGAAACATTCTCCATAAGTTGTAAGATGCTTGCTCAATTACACAATTAGTGAGGTTTATTGTAAACTTACCTATTGCTGACACTTCGCCCGTAGAAGGGTTTCTACTCTCATAACCAGTTCGAAAATTAAAAAACGAAGGAATTGCCCATATTTGACCCGCATCTATTCGATCTTGAATCACTACTGGATCGTGTATAAACATACACCTATCCCAAGTTAAAGTAGAACTATACTGACCTGAGTAACCTGAGGTAACAGCTTGATTTGCATAATAGAAAGTATTAGTGTTTGTTGATGAGTATATTATATCTCTAAATGTTAAGTCTATGTTCTGATCGCCAAATGTACCCCAAGAAACATTCGATCCTAGTGTAAGAACAACCCCTGCACTTGCTCCTCTATCTGCGCTAGTCCAGTAACCTTCATGAGAATTTTCTCCTCTAATAACAATGCCGTAGTTTAGATCTGCTGTATTATCCCAAGCATTTCCTGGGTCAGTCCAGTAGTGAGCGGATCCGTCAATGAGCACAGCTTCGTAAACATTCCCATTTGAAACATTGGTAGCACTAGCGGATTTCCACAAATTGAGTGTAGCAAAGTCACCGTCCCTGGCTTGTCCACCACTAACAGAACCAATATAATCAGTATACGTAGCCATCTTATTGCTTTCTTATATCTACCTTATATGCTATTGTAGATTGTGGAATTTTACTTAACTGAATACCTTTCACTAAGTAGTAGTCATACGCAAACGCTCCAGGTTCTCCAGGTTCTCCAAAGTCCTCTTGTGAAGGAATGTAACCCTCAGCAAGGTTAGTGCGTACTCTAGGGTTACCACCTAACCTAAAGTCTAAAGGTCCAGTAGGATCTAAAGCAGATCCGATAAATGTCACCGCACCATCATGAGCTTCGTTGTCGTAATGGAATGGAATTCCGAAAGTACAATTGTTAATATAGCCACTAGCAATAGAGTTCTCTAAAGCCCCGGAACCCGCTGGTATTTGATAGTTATAGAGTATGAATAAATCTGCGTTAGAGGATGTGTCAGTAAATATGCAGTCTGTCCAAGTAAAGTGAGGTTGCTGCTCTAAGAAAGTGGATCCATGCCACGCAGTTCTTATAAAGTAATCCACCCCAGATGTATCAATTAAACAACCACTTAACTCAACAGTAGATTCAGAAGGCCAAGTTAAGCCACCAACTATTCCTACGTCTTTAACAGAACATCCAACCAATGAGACTTTCCTTATTAGAAAACTAGGCACTGTACCAACATTTAATGCAAGTGGTATAGTGTCTGTTCTAAGAGATTCTATTACACAGTTTTTATAGTTTGTGCTTATCGTTCCGGCTTTAACGATATTTGATAGAGAATTACTGTAGTTAAGGGTGTTGGTATTTGGATCAGATTTAGGGTGCTCATTAGGTCTATCATCTATACTTGAATCATATATCCCATAGATGAAAGTATAAGCTTTCATTCTAATAAGACAATTTTCAAATGTGATAGTATCGTCGTATACCTCGTCAGTTTCATACTGATTTAAATTGTGACCATATGCGTTTGTGACATCCCCTGCATATTTGTAGTGCCTGTAAGGCCAGTTGGGGTGATTGTCGTTATCAATAACTATATTTTTCCATAGATAACTGGTAGTTTGCCTTCCGTGTGACATAGTTCCTAGTGCTCTGAATATAGCACCTGAACTCCAATAACCTTGATGGTGATTTTCTCCTTCAACTATTATATTTAAATCAACTTCTCTACCTGCTGTATGATCTGCATTAGTCGTATACACATAGCCAAAACTATTATGAACACCATCTTCATATTTTATATGAAAAGTATCCCCATTCAAAAACTCCCCTACGCCTAATGCTCCAGCAAATACCTCAAAACTAGCATACTCAGTAGGTATAGTAGCAGACAATACTCTATTGCTAACACTCTGGAATGCTCCTGCATCAGTCGAACCACATCTCTTTACATTAGCAATATCCCTAGCTGTTACTATACTTGAAAGATCCATATACCTAACAGCTAAGTTATCAGCGTCTGCTACGAGTGTGTAATCATTAGCATCAGCCGATACGAATGACACCGTGCCAGCAGATACTGATCCATCGAAGTTGAATGGAACTCTTAAAGTTACATTAGAGTTATTAGCTTCTCGATTAACCCATGTTTGATAAGCTATGACAGTCGCAGAAGTACTGTCATAATATTCAGAACTTAAAGGTTCAGTAAACCATAAACTATATCTATCTTGATAGCTGGGAGAAACAATGGAATCACCTGCTCCCTTATTAAAAATACAGTCTTTAACAGTTATGGCACTTGTGTCTGTTGAACCATTGTTAGCCTCATGCAATAATCCCAAGCTTCTACTAAATTGGTTTAAAGCTCCAGGCAGCATATACACAACACTACCTGCACAAGAAAACTCTAACCGAGGTGAGGCATTGTGTCTACTGTTATTTATAAAAGCATTTATTAAAGTGCATCCTTCAACATTAAATATTCCTTTACAGTTAGTGCCGTATTGGTGATTAAACATATTTATAGAACCATAACCATACTGAACAGGACGACATCCTGCACCGATGTATAAACAATTCTTATGCGTAGATCTACTCTCTCCTCTCTCTAAAATGTTCCCATCATCGTCTAAGATTACTCCATAGTTTTGATCAAATCCTAAAATAAGACTTGTGTTTGAAACATCAGTTCTAACCATGAAGTTTTCATAGTTAAACGAATGAATTGGAGCTACACTCGTCCAATTATCACTGTTACTATTACCCATATTGTTTTGGAAGTAATTAAGGCGGTTTGCGTTTCCTACGATGGTAGAGCTACTAGAATCATAGATTAAGTCTTTATAAGTAATATCAATAGAATTTAGACCAGGACTAAAGGTAGTGCCGGTCTGATCAATAATCTTAGCACCGGAATTCCAATCTCCATTATGCGGTTTATTACCTGAAAATATAAATGATTGATTAACATTTCTATTATTATCAAGATTACTTATTGAGTGCATGTATATGTTATCAGCTAGACTATATTCCTCACCTTCCTTGAACTGCAACACATGGGTTGTTCCGTTTAGTATATTTTCCGAATCAAACTCATTAGTAGACCATAAATACATACTGGCATACTCAGCAGGGAAGTCTACACTGCTAGTTCCGATCTTGTTTATGAGAACTTGATCCGATATACTTTGGAAAGCACCTGCATCCCTCTGATCAGTTCCCCCTGGTCTCTTATAACCTGTGATGTCCTTGTAGGATAACTCACCACTTGTCATGTATTTAACAGGTAAGTTATCAAGATCTGGTACGAGTCTGTAATCTCTAAGGGCAGTTACACCACCATTATCTACAAAGTTTACCTGACCACTTGTTACTGTACCGTCGAAACTTCCTAATTCGTTAGTGGCTATGTTCGTATTGTTGTGTAAGTCATACGTGCCCGAAGCTGTTATTGAGGTAGTAGATGATAAATTACCTATAGCTAAAATACTATCTTTAATGTTGTATACTTTCTTTTGTAAGTTAGGAGAACTATTTAAACTATTCCAGTGAGTAAGACTAAAGTTACTTAATAAACCTTTGAAAGTATGAGTCAGAGTTGAGTCTGCACCACTAGCTGAATTTGTACTTATCCTAGTTAAACCATAACCTTGATATATTGTTTTTCCCCATATAGTAGATCCTATGAAGTTGAAAGTTACATTACATTGATGGTCGTGCAGAGGACCAAAATAAGTAAAGTAGTTGTCAGTTGAGTCAAAAACAGAATTTTCAAAAGTATATGTGTAATTACCTAACTCAGTTAAATTCCCTAAACTATCACGAGTTTCCAATCCATACGATCCTCGGAAAGGTCCTTGCGGGGTTGAAATTAAACACCTATTGTTCTTAATTTCAAAATCGTAAGATCCGCAAGAACTTGGAGTAGCGTTAGTGTTATAGAAATAAGCGGCTGCGCCGCCTGCTGAACTAAAAATTAAATCTTCAATTTCGACTTTGACAGACTGGTCACCTAACCTCATTAAAAAGTTACCTGTATTCAGGTCTATAGCAACGCCTTCATCCCAATTACCGTTGTGGATTGCTGAAGAGGCAGGCTTAAACTTCAGATTAAAATTAACTTCATTGAATGAATCATAATACGGACCTCCGATACTGTGAGGTGCTCCGCTAAGGAACTCAAGATTTACAGTATCACCGTTTAGTAATGAATCTCTCTCATTGGTATACCATAATGAGACTGTAGCATATGTACCGTCTTTAATATGCCCTGCACTACTAGAACCTATCTCAAAAGAACTTACGTTGGTTGATATACTTTGGAACGCTCCTGCATCCATAAGTCCAGGTCTAGGCTCTCCAGCAACATCCCTACGTCCTAAGAAACTAGGCTTAGATGTGTCAATATGTCTAACAGGTAAGTTATCAAGGTCTGCTACGAGTCTGTAATTACCTTCGTGACCCGATGGACCTACAAAACAAACCTCACCACTGGTTACTGTTCCGTCGTAGTTAAATGGAACACTGAAGCTCGCATTGTTGTATGTGAATGTCGGAGGGTTAGTGCTTCCACCATCTAAATACCCCTCCATCTCACTTTGTGGTCGGGAATATATATAATCTGTGAAAGTAAATGCTCTTGTTGCGCTAGGCAAGTAGTCCCTAAAACTATTGTAGTGAACTGGTCTATCTGGTAATAGTGTTCCTTCGAAGTTAGCAGTAAAGTAGGAATCTACGGAACCTTTAGTATTTCCACTAGGTCTTAGGACCCCAGCTATGTTTGCAACTGTATTATCAATAGTTGTTCCTTTTACATTAAACTCAAAATCGAATGCTTGGTCTTGGTTTGAATAGGTAAGAAACTTATATTCTCTTGATCCAACAATAACACAATTATTTATGTTGAAAGTGTTCTTACCTAATGCCGACACGTTTCCGCTGGCGTCTACATCTTCAAATCCAATATAGTAAGATATAAATTCTCTAGGCTGATTAACTATACTTGAAGTATGCGTAAGCATACATCTATTGAGTGTTAAAGTTGAGCTAAACTGAGCACAGCTTCCTGATGTACTGTTTTGATGCCCTAAGTAAAACTGTCTAGAACCTTGAGTATATTTAAATAAAAGATCTTCAAAAGTTATTGATAATGTTTGATCTCCAAAATAATTCATGAAGCAGTTACCGCTTGAAAGATCAATACTGGCACCAGCATCCCAATCTCCATTATGAAGAGCAGAAGGGTGAGCTTGAAAAACGATGTCAAAGTCTACTTCATTGAAGTTATTGTAAAGACCTCCAATATCATGAGCCCCACTGAGGAACTGGACAACCATAACATCCCCTGACACGGGTACAGTAGCACTCGTACCATGCCATAAAGCAAGCGTAGCAAAGTCACCATCTCCACCATGACCCGCACTGACAGAACCTATTGTATCGGTATAGGTAGTCATTATTAAGGCTCAGGTTCTGGATCAGGGAACTGATTAATCACTGCATCCTCATCCCAACCATCAGTCCAACGAACAGCAGCAAGGAACTCAGATTCGGTCGCCATAGCCCTCCCATTGGCCGTCAGTTCGTCTTGAACAGAAGATGGGAGTGCAGACACCGTTATAGAAAAGTAGCCTCTAATCGAGTCTAAGTCCAACGCAGACGTTGTCATCTGTGTGTCAACTGCAAGCACATCCTCAGCAACTGTATTACTTGTACATAAGCAGTTTAAGTTCTTCGCAATGATTGGCCCGTCCCAAACAGATCCACTCACAACCTTCGTACCTGCGTAACGACCATTTTCGAGAGTCTCAACAATACCCTCTAAGTTCTTGTCGAAAAATATTTGGCTCATAGCTTTATTCCTTCTATCTTATATAGGTCAAAATTTTATTCTGACAGTAGTAAATAATAGTAGGAGAAATCTTATGAGAGTATTCCCAAAGAGTCTCAGAGAGAAGCTACAATCTCTTGAGTCCTCGATCTCATGGCTGATGACCATGACGGCTGACGATGTTCGTTACAGCCACTTACCTAACTCCGAAATAAAGATTCTTGGAGAAAAAGTGAAAGTTCTCGACAAGTGCTTGGACGATATCTATAATCGTCTAAACAAGTGTGAGATAGAATAATGGAATCATTCGGATTAATTGTAGACTGTGTAACTCTAGCGTTTGTCACCTATGCCTTTGTGTTGCTTTACGAGATAAGCAACAGGCTGGAGAAGAAGGACAAACAATTTGATATACTATACGAACGAAGTTCATGTCCTCCCCACCCGAAGAAGAAGAAATTAAAAGAAGGTTGGAAAAGGTTAAAAAAAGATCTATCCAAGCGATTCGAGCGTTTGCGTACCAAAAAGCAAACAGGTGTTGGGGGTTGAAAAAAAATCGTAACTATCAAATTAGAGATATCTCAGCATACTACATGACACAGATGCTCATTCCCAAGATCTTTGAGAACTTTAAAAGAGATTGGGAAGAAGCAGACAAGTATGTGTCTGGTAAGAAAATCCCATGTCCAGTAGCCCTAGAAGACTGTTTAATCACAGATTCTGAGCGTAGGGGACTATTATAATATAGCAGAGGTTGCCGCTTTGGGGCCTCTTTTACCTTGTCTTAAAAGAAAGGAGATTATTATGACAGGACACTATTGGATGAGTTTCGACTCATTACGCAGATCGTTTGAGAACGGCTTCAATACTGGCCGTGTAAGAGTGCATGGTACTCCCATCCGAACTAGCTTAGAGAACGCATTCCGTAATTGGGATAGGCTGGTATCTGAAAATGTTACTAAGCAGTGCTCTAAGATGCCTTCCTACCCTCACAGTGATGTATGGGTTGGTGATGAGGGTAGTGAGCTTTACATGAGGTTCGCATTGGCTGGATACGCTCCAAAGAATGTGAACGTGAAGGCCGCTGGTAATACCATTCGTATAATTGCTAAGTCAGAAGATGAGCCCGATGTTAAGTTTGTTCACCACGGGATTAGTAGTAAGAACGTGGACTTTACACTGAGCATCGACGAGGACTTTAATCCTCGAAAGGCTAAGGTGGACTTTAAAGAAGGTATGCTTACCATCGCCATTCCTCGCTCTAAGGGGAATGAAGTCATTGACCTTATGTGATCAATGAAAGCCCTAGCTCTATACGGGTTAGGGCTTATTTAGACGGTTATCCGTCTCATCAGCTAATTCGAAGGGTGTTTTTGGAACAAGTTTCTTCAACTTAGACTTAGATCCTAATCCCGGCACATTGACCTTCTTATGTAGGGAATTCTGATCCCAATCCTTTCTAAGTTCAGCCGAAGGGTTGAAGAGCTTCTGCGGTGATGTAGCGACAGGAGGCTCTTTAGTAACTGCATTGTAGGCCCCCGCGCCAGCACCAGCCAATCCGAGTCCTCCAAGAATTCCTAGAATAGCGTTCCTCATCCTTCTGCCTTCATTTAACTCATCATCCAATATCCTTTCTAAGACAGCCTCAGCTAATGCGAGTCGCGCTTTTTGTACTTTACTTGTCATGTAATTATATAGGCATGGAACGGGACTCCTAAATGTATCTTATTCTTTTTCTTGGGACTCCTAAAGTTTTAAGTGATTAATTAAAATGATGAAGGGAGGATGTAGCTCGGACCTGACGCATCGTTGCATCTGAGTCCCGTAAAGTTTTCCGGCGGCGCGAACGTAAGTGCTTATACTGCAACGACTTAGGTCAATCTAAAAAAAGACCGTGGAAGGGTTGACGCCTTCAGAGAATAGCTATAATTGAAAACATGAAGACCAAGGCCGAACTCCTCGCCACCGTCCAGAGCAACTGCCCGCGTCTGGACATCCCCCAGATCCGCGACATCGTGGAGGAGATCGAAGGTGGCGACGATCTGCACGCCAAGATCGACCTCCAACTCACTGCGGAGAACTGGGGCCTCTCCGTCTCCGAGGTCTACCGTCTCATCAACCCCGTCCTCAAGTAACATGCAAAGCAAGCAAGGTATTACAGCCACCGACGTTGTCCTGGGCATCCTCTGCCCTCCCGCCTTGGTGGCCAACCTCGCTATCGAGGCTGCGGCTATCAAGGCCAAGGAACGCAAGGAGCGCAAGCCTGAGCCTAGCACCGATCTCGATATGGTGATGCCGTGCATCCTGATCGCGGTCTCTGTCCCGCTCCTGATCTACGCCTGGGCCACGGGGCAACTCTAAAGCCTTTCGTTACAAGGCTTTAGGGCTGTGGGGGCACCGCCCGGCAAGCCGTAAGTGCTTATACTGCAACAACTTACGACGATCTCAAAAAAAGAACGATGCAGGGGTTGACAGCCCTGAGAAATAGCTATAATTGGAAACATGAACGAGGCACTAACCCAACGCGCCAGGGACGGCCCACTAACCACGGGCTGGCCTACCTCACCCCCGCGAAGGTGAGAAGCCCCACTGGCCGCGATCATCGGAAAGCTACCCGCCGAAAAGGGGTGCCCGCACCGTGGAACGCTTCCCGCCCCAAAAGGGGGAGCACCTTTGATACCCTACCGGGGACATACTCCGAGGTAGCCGCGAAGCTACTCAAAAACTAAGAGCCTCACGGCTCGGCTCGGGTCAAGTCCGGTAGGGTATCATGCTTTTATTACTATGCGAGTTCTAATCGGTCTTACTTTCGTCGTCCTGTTTAACGACTTTGTGGGTGAAGTAGTCTCCCTTATTGGCGCACTACTCGTTTACGTTGGAGAGTCTTTGAAGACGATACCTAACCTGTTCTAAGCAAAGGCTTTAGGGCTGTGGGGGCACCGCCCCGCCCGCCATAAGTGCCTATGCCACAACAACTTACGTCAATCGAAAAAAGATCACGGAAAGGGTTGACGACCCGTCAGAATAGCTATAATT